TTTCCTGATCCTGTAATCTGTGCACATCTATCTGCACCTAATTCACCGCAAGTATTACCAGTAGGCATAGAAGCAGGGCCTTGCCCGCCCCAGTCCGTTTGCATATTACCGTCATCCTGAGATCCTACATATCCGTTAGAGCTATCTAAAATATTACCTGAATCTTCGTTAGTAACAGTTGTAGTGGTGGTCGTTGTAGTGGTTGTAGTGGTTGTAATTATCTCTGTGCCTTTATCTTCTTCAGTTATTACAACACTTTCTTCTTCTGTAATAGTTACGCCAGGTGTACATAAACCCTCTACATCTGGTAAACAGGTTGTGTTTGCTTTAGAATAAGACGATACCAGTAAGAATAATAAACATAGTTTTAAAAAGAAGAACTTCATCTTCATTTGATAACTCCTTTGGTTCTGGTTTGTTTGCTTGAACGTAATCTGTTTTATATTTACTACCATCTGGAATTTGATCGGGATTGTCCTTCCAATATTGAGCAGCTTCCGCCCCGATAAGGCCTTGTACAGGACACGGAGTCCCTGCATCGGTCATTGCAGACCAGACTCGTGGGTCTTGACACAAAATTGACACAGCTGCAACTTTCATACCATAGGCATACATAGACCTACTTAATTTTAATTTTTGACACAGCTCATCGTCAATGACTATACCACTCGCAAGTCCTACAATATTATTTTGTACACTAGCGCCAACACCCACCTTACAGATATCGCTGTTAGAATTTATTATAGAAGGTGCATTTGCAGTAGGCGGGGTGGAGTTCGTTACAACCGTGCTAGACACGGTATTCGTCTCTCCCCAGGCCTTACCTGCAAATAACAAAAATATTATTAGAATGTATTTCATTTACAAATACATTCACCATTACAGTATTCACACATATTAACCTCCTTATCCTAAACTTGCCATCAACTCAGACATCCTTTTTGCCCGGTTCGGGGTCTGTTTGGCCCAACGAGAATCGAGCATTTCAGCTGCTGCTGTTTTATAATCTGGGGGTGTCTTATCTTTTAACGCAGACCACATGTTGCGAAACTTACTAACACCTGTTTTTCCAAGCTGAAAAACCATCTCAACCAATAATTCCTTACAGTGATCGTGGACCGTATATTCACCAAGTAACTCTTCAGCACCTGATATAGCATTTTCTAAATCTTTTTCCAATATTTCCATTAAAAATGACTCTTCATATTCCTTGTCATCTTCCCAAAAATCTTCTGTACAGAGGTGGCCTACCCCCACAGTTCTCTTTCCCAATGTGTCGAGGTAAACCTTGTTGCGGTAACCCTCATTAGAACGCACTGAAGCTAAAAGTCTTTCCATATCCATCTATTTTTCTCCTTAATAATCTATAGTTTTAATCAAAAATTCTTCGATCCACATTACTCTATCATCCATTTGAATGATCTTTTCTTTAATTACTGCAATATCTTGTTGCATTTTTGCAACAGCATCAGCTTTTTTCTCCACAGCGTTGAGTCTTTCAGACCACATACCCCATGTAATACCAAAACTAAGCACTATACCCGTTAACCATATAGCGTCTTTTGCAGTAAAATTACTAAACATTATACTCCCACTCCCCTTCATCAGAAGGATCTCTAAACATTAAACTGTCGGCCGCCATCATATCATCCATGCCACCATCTTTCAAACCAATAATACCACCGTTAGCAACATTAAACATTTTAGGTTCTTCAGGAAATCTTGCATTTTTTAATACAGGATTTATTTGTTCATACCTCTCTGGCATTCCCTCTCTCATTTTATATACAGGGTTAATTTGTTCAAATCCACCTTTACCTCTTGGATCTTCGTACATAATAGGATTTACTTGTATTTCATCCATTTGTAGTCTACCATCAGGTCTTGTTCTTTCAGCTATGGCTATTTTCTCAGCCATCTGTGTTACCAATTCTTTACCTTGATCTGTCAAGTCATCATAACTTGTGCCAGGTCGTAATCTTTCCTGTGCTATCAAAGTATTAATAGCTTCATCAATAAAGTCAGCAGGAGATCCTTCACCTATATAAGATTTTCTAAGTGGCTCCATAAACAAAGATAATGCTGAATCACCAAGTTTTTTAAAAGGACCTAAATCTTCACGATATAAACTTTCAGCTGGTTGATCATTTTCTGCCATCATGATCCCTGATCCGAGAGGCACAGGCTTCATTAATTCATCCTTTAACATCTTATCAGTTGTTTTTTTAACTTCCATTTGTCCTTCAGTTTCAGGTTTTACATTAGAAAATTCTTTAATATCTGCAACTAATTCTCTTAATCCAGCAGCTCTATCTCTTACATTATCAGCTTGTGCTTCTTCCATAGGATCTCCACCCTCTTGTAATTGTATAATGCCACCGTCTTTTGCAGTTACATATTGTAGATATTCATCATAAGTTCCTGTTCTATATCTACCTAACACAGGGTCAAAGAAAGTATAAAAAGCGCCAGGTCTAGATACAAATTGATTTCCTGGATCTGCTGGGTTTGTAGGATCGCTAGGGTCTGTTGGGTCGTTTGGTTGTTGTCCTGATATAGGATCAGGATCACCTCTTTCATCTCTACGCTGATCTCCTTTCCTTCTATCAAGTTCCATTCTTGCATTAGCTATTTCTCTTACTAAACCTTTATTACCTGCATTACTACTTATATCCATTTTTGCTAATGCTTCTAATTCTTGAGTAGTTGTAGGTTTAAACCCATATCCACCTTCTTCAACATCACCATAATACAATTCAGGGTTTTGAGTTTGTATAATCTTGTCTAACCGTGGTCCGAGTTTCTTTTTCGCATCTACTTGAGACATGTAATCTTCTGGTAAACTACCAAAAATACCTTTTAGTTGCTGACCAATAGTTAAATCAGGGTTACTTGCACGTTGATTTAATACATCAATTGCTAAAGGATCTGCGGCTGTAGGTATACCACCTTGAACAGTGGTTAATAAATCACCTATATTAGCTACAGGCTCGCCTTCTATTTTTAAAGTGTTAGCTAAAAAAGCTTGAGCACTTGGATCATTTAACTTATTGGCTGTATTTAAAAGAGTGTTAAATTCCTTATTAGACATATCACCAATAACTTTTGATATTGGTATACCAGCTTGTTGAGCTTGATAAATTTTTTCTAATTGATTTTGTGCTACAACATCATCACCAAATAATAAACTAAACCCTGATAAAGTCCCCATCAAAGGACCAGAACCTAGAGCATCTGAAAATTTAAATTTACTTTTCTGACTGTCTAATTTACCTAGCTCTGCTAATCTTAAATTTGCTTTTGTTTCTTTAGCTTGATCTAATTCATCTTGTTTCTGTTTATCTGATTTTTGATCTCTTTCTAATTTTATATTACCTTTATCATCAGCCTCTTGTTTAGGTCTAAATCTTTCTCTTGATTTAGCTAATTCACTAGCTGTCATTCCAGCAGGACCAGTATAACTTTTCACATTTCTAGCTTTGAACTCACCAAAAGACTCTTTCTTTTTACTAGGTCTACCTCTTCTTTTAGCCATTATGGTCTCCTCCTTCCTGAAAAATACATTATTCCTTGTTTTTTAATACTACCACCTCTTTTAGCAGTTGCAATCGCTTCATACAAGTTACCACCAGCCAAAGCTGCACGTTTTTCTGGTGAGAATGTAGCTCCTCCAACCTTTCTAAAAGGACTAGATACATTACTAGCCACAAAGTTAGTCTTAGGTTTAGTTACTAATTCATTTGACATATTATTACTAGATGTCTTTTGGAACTGCTCTACACCACCCGCTTCGACAGGACCCATATCAGGAGCACCCTCCCTTGGAAACATTGGTTGAAATGTTTTATCAACATCTCCTTCTGGTTCAGAAGAAGTTTGAAACTCATTTGTAAACATGTACTGCATTACTGCCTCTGGATCTTCAAAGTCTAATCCTTGTACTTTTTCATTATCAGGGTCATCTAATAAAACTCTAGCTAATTTAGCAGCGTTAGCTCTTCTAATTTTATCAGAAATAGTGTCATCTACAGTAGATACAATCCACTCTAAATATTGTGGACTAGATAGTATTTTACCTTGATGTTTAGCTAACAAAGCAATACCAAGACCAGTTAAAGGGCTCATACCAGCACCTGTTGCTAAGAAAGCACCTGTAATACCAGAGAAACCAGCAAGTCCAGCTCTACGTGCTACGAACTGAGATGTTTCAGCTATTTTGTTTGCGTAGCCTATCTCAGCTATTTTTAACAATGATTGTAAGTTTTGTAACGCTGCCTCTGATCCTTTTTTACCTAAAGTTTTTCCCTCTGCTGCCATTGTTTGTGACCACAGTGCATTCATAAAATCTTGACCTTGTTGAGTATCTAATTTTAAACTTGCTCTAAATCTAGCTGGATCAAAAACATTGACAGTAACAATATCTTTTGGATTAAAACTAATTCCAAACTCACCACCACCAGCAATATTTACTCTTTGTGTAAGATCTGCTTTACCTAATTCAACACTACCTGTCTTTCTGTTATATGCTACAGCTTGACTGGAGTTTTCCCAAAGTTGACTCATGTAAGCTCTAGCTGCAACATTGATAGGATCTTTAGTTGGATTTTCTTTATTTCTT